ACTGAACTCCACATCCTCGTGGTAAATCTGACCAGCTTCTTCCACTAGGCAGACCAGCCAACATGTGTCTTCGTCTACATATGGTCCATCAACTACACGATGAATAATCATTTCAACCACTCCTCTGGAATAACCTTGTCTGAGTATAGGAACCCGTATCTCTTACACCAAGCCCCGTAAGTTGTCTTAGACCCCTTGTAGAGCCTCTGATTAGAATTACTGAACACAAACCTGATGTCCCTGCCAGGGTGCTGTGCCTTAATAGCTAAGTGCTTTGCTCTGTCACTCGCTGTGAACCTACCCTTAGTCTCAATGATAACACCATTGTGCAGGATATGGAAGTCAGTAATGTATTTCTTGTCAGGCGGGGTCCATGATAGTTTAAGTTTTTCATACTCGAACTTGATCCCGCGCTGGTCAAGATACTTCGCTGTGTCCTGCTCTAGTCCAGACCGGAACCCCGCTTTTAAGGCTGACTTTCTGAGTCGCCCTCTTTTTCCTGTGGTGGTTGCCATACCTGACCAACTTCCCTTCTCAGCCAAAGTAGCTTGGCGTTCCTGATTACCTTGTCCGTATCCCCATCGTATGCCTCAACACACCGATGGTACATATCGTATTCGGACTCTGAACCCTCCAAAATCTTAGCGGCTTTGACTGGCCCCACTCTGTGTAGACCCACCACATTGTCTGCCCTATCCCCAGTGAGGATTTGCGTATAGAAGAACACCAGACCTGCCCAGTCGTTTACCCAAACCCACTCCCCCTTTGTAGGGTTAAAGTGGATACCGGGGACTTGCATAAAGTCCTTGTCCACCGAAACGATAACACCGTTAGGATACAACTCTGTTGCCCTGATAGCGATTACATCATCAGCTTCCTCGCCAGAAGACACATTAGCGCCATACTGGTCGATCAAGTGGTTTCTGATCAATTCAAGGTGTATAGGTTTCTCTGTATCCTTCCTATGTGCTTTGTAAGTCTCATCTACATCATAACGGAAGTTGCCCTTTCCTGTCAGGAATACCTCGTAGTCCGCCCGATCTGGATTAAAGAACACATCTTGAAGGATGTTCTCAATCAGTTCATCTGTCTTGTCCAAGGCGTCTTCGGGAAGACCGTCCTGTGTGCTGAACGCTGCCCTGTAAGCGATGATGTCACCATCAATGAGGGCTATCTCTGGGAGCGGGTCTGACACTGCTTGAGAGAAACTGTCTGTCAGTTTACCGTCCTTTGTCTTAACTACATTATAATCACTCATCGCACCAACGCCTTCCAACTCTCGGGGAACAACTCCCCCATATATTCACTAATCTGATCCGCGACCAAGCGTGATTCATACTGTGTGTCTGGGGCACACCGAAGCTTACACATATCAGCGAAGGCGTCAAGGCTGCCGGACCAATACCATTTGGTCATAGTTGATTGTGGTAGCACCATCCTTGCTTGCTCGGGGGCCACGCCATCATCTAGCAGGTCCATATACTTAATGAAGAAAAGTCTGTTTATATCGGTATCCGAGGCGATAACATCAATCTCTTTATCTGAACTACCCTGCTTCTTATCTGCACTCCGACCACGCCAAACATCGGGGACATAGAACTCAGGCTCATCATCAACATAGCGACGGCTGATCTCATTCCAACGTAGGAACTTGTGCTTAACTAACTGCCTTGCTACAAAGATAGGAGCTTTAACATGGAATGATGCAAAACAGTGCCCAAAGGGTGACATATGCTTGTGCTTTGCAAGGTACTTGATTAACTTGGAGTCCGCCTCCAGTAGCCCATGACCAGTTTCAGGAAACTCCCAGCCACTACGTTTACCAAAGGATACCCGTGCAGCATTAACTACACTAAGGTCAGACCCCATGTGGTCAATGTATGTTGCCTTGATTTGGGGTTTCATTTGTGGAGCATCCTCTTTGAAAGCATTAATATCGTCTTGGGTAATCACTTGTGTTCCTCCAAGATAACCCCGCAGAGAATCTCAACAGCGTCCTCTGTCTTTTGGTACTCAATGGCAAGGCTGTTGTGCACCCCAATAAGTTCAGCCTGCTTGTCGTGGAGTTTCTTTAGCCACACTACGACCAAGAGCAGTGCAAGTATATTTATTACAAGAATTATGTCAGTCATAGTAGTCGCTCCAGATTGTTGGTGGCCACGGCAGGACTCGAACCTGCAACCCCCTGATTAGAAGTCAGGTGCTCTATCCAGTTGAGCTACGTAGCCTTTGTTAAGTTAATACCCGAAGGGGTCATCCCAGATAACCCTGCCCCCCGAGACCTCCGCCCCCAAGCCAACGACCTGGGGGTAATCTACTTTAAGGGCTTCTACCATGAGGGCAAGGACTTCCTCAAGGTCAGCCATCTCCTCTAGGTGAAAGTGGTGGGACTCGTTACTGCCCTTGACGAGAATGTCAATGCTCATCATCTTAGAACTTCTCCTCTGGGACGTATTGAACCAGCTTGGTTACGCAGACCGCCTCAAGTGTGGTAATTTTACCATCCCACACATCGAACTTAACCTCTGCCTCTGTGCCGTTACCGATGAGACCGTCAGTCTCCCAGTCCCATGCCTCATAACCATTGTCGGTTTTCTTGAGAACCTTGGGCGGGCCCATCACCACACCTGGGTTACCATTCTCATCACGGAACTTCGGATTGAAGTGGCCTCGCTTTGCCTTGTAGAACATGTCGCCATCAGCGTTTTTCTTAAACAACTGCGCTTGCAGACCCTTGTTGGGAATACCATCCTTGATCATCTTCTCTTTGGTGTCCTCATCAATGATGCAATCCGCCGTGTAGAAGCCCTGAACACTGTCAATCTTCTCAGCTACATCACTGCCATCCTTGGGACCCATGTCGCGGTTAGACTCCATCAGACGTGCCCAGTTCAAGGTGCACTTCACGAAAACTTTCTTACCCATTAGTATCTCCTTAGTTAATGGATTTCTGCATAGTTGGAACCGTATTGAATGTCAATACCTAATTCCACATTCAGATTCAACTTCTTGTTAGCGGCTACCATAGCAGCCTTTAGCTTGTCTGTGTTATCACTCTCCTTACCGGACTCAACAACACAGATCACCTCATCGTGGAATTGCCCAACAACCTTGACACCCTTAGCCCTTGCAAACGCTAGCCATGTGTCAAAGCAGAACACCCCCGTTGACTGGTTAATAGTTGACCACCTGTCCTTCTCAGACCGTAGGTTATACCAGAACTTTGACACTGGGTTCTTGATCCATGTCACGTCCCCTATCGTTCTTGTTTCTTGTTCTTCTGCAACCTCCTTGATTGCCCAGTTGCGTTCCCAGTATGCGTCGATAAGAACCTTGGCTTGCTTAACGCTTAGGCCAGTGCTCCTAGCCAATGCCATCGCCCCAACCCCGTATACACAGGAATAGTTTGCTGCCTTGTAAGCCTTCCTCACTGACTTTATCTGAGCAATAAGGTCGTCTTGTTCATCCCTCGGGAGACCCTTCATCTGGTCTAACGTCAGGCCAGTATTTAATTTCGCCATCTTTTCTAAGTCTCCATGCTTCCCCAATACACTTAGCTGGACCAAGAAAGCTCTCAAGGTAATCAAACAACTCATCTAGTTCTGTTTTTGGTACCATTGAAAAAAATCATACTCCTCTTGAGTCAGCGCCCCCGCATGAACTGAGAGGGAGATGTGTGGATCGAACCCTTCCTTTGACATCTCTGCCACATAGTCAGGGTCCTTAGGCTGCATGTAGTGCCTCTTGGTAGTATCCTCTAGGGACACCATGTCAGAGCCACACAGGACGTGTCCCTCGGGAGCAATCAAGCACCCTCTAATGTCTGCCCCATACTCCCTGTCCACACCTGGCAGGTTAACCAGAGGGTTCCTATGCCTGAACCTCATCGTGTTCGTTAGTCCAGATGCACCCGCCACAAGGTAGCCATCAACATGATAGTCCAAGAACCCCTTGACGATCCCCAGCCTGTGACTGATCACGGTGAGCCCATCTAGCAGGGCTACAGCAGGGTCTCTCTGGATCAGGTCTTTGACACTCTCACAGAGTTCATCACCGTCCCTGACCTGCTCTACGGACTTGTCTTGACCTTTTACATTAGTAGTAACCTTGAACGTCTTTGGTTGCCACCCAAGGGACCGTAGCCAGTCTTTCACCTGCGGAACAGAGTTAGGGTTACCATCCTCATAACCAGTGATAACCGTTACAGGTTGCTCGGTGGTCAGTGGTAGGCCAGCATCGGAGAGGGTTTCTAGCCAGTTAGCACCAGCTACAGATAACTCCCCGTCCTTCTTATACATCACCGTAGGCTTGTTCACAACCTTTGTCAGTGGCTTCTTCGGCATAGCCTTGGATAGTGCAGACTCCTTTTCCTCCTTCAAACTAGAGAGGGTGTTGAACAGTCCAGTTGCTTTGTCCACATCTAACCGCCACCCGTATTTCTCCTGATCACGCAAGCACTCCATCTTGAAGTTCAGGTATTTGATTAGGCGGTCTTTGTCCTCGTCAGCTTGGAAGTACAATCTGGACAACTTCTTATCCAGGTCACGCCAGAGTTTAGAGTTGATCTTTACATCTTCCTCACAGCGTTCTTTGTATTCCTCTGCGCTAAGGTTCTCCCAGTCTGTAATCACAGGCTTGGGAATTTTGTAAATGTCCCCGTAGAAGGCGAGCCCGTGCTTAGGCATATTGAAGTTCAGATACCATGATAGTGGAAGTGTGTCTACTACCTCGGCTTTGATCTTCACCCCTAGCAATCGCTCTAAGACAGGGATGTCATAGGTTATGATGTTGTGACCGATAAGCTTGTCTGCGTTGTTCAGGAATACAACCATGTCAGAGTAGTCAGTAATAGTCTTGATGCCAGTGTCATCCTCGTAGCTAAGGCAGTGGATTTTAGTAGGCTTTAGCCCGTCTGTCTCGATGTCGAACACTGGCATTTGGATTACCCCCCAACCATCAACTGCGTTATAACTACAATGGGAAATGCCACTAGCAGTGGAACACCCAAACTCATGTTAGTCCTATCCCCGTAGGAAATGTAAAGGACTAGGGCCCCGATCCATGCGACTACTAGCATTACATCTCACTCATTGTAAAGGAATCCAAATCAAAGAGCATCTCCCCTGCGAAACCCTCAAGAGATGTTGGTCGGTTCTTTTCAATGTACATCTTTGTAGTGTTCCTTTCTAGGACATCCTCTGAATCCTTGTCACGCTTAATGTCAATGATTACACTGGCACGTTGACCGATCATCTTACAGTACTTCACATCACCATTCTCGTTAGTATGAGCAATCGTAACAATCCCCACATTCAGATCAGCGGCCACCTTAGATAGCCGGATAGCAAGTTCAGCTAGTGCTGATTCCTTAGATGACTCATCGCTTGTCGTGATCACGTCCTGGATAGGCTCGAAGAACACAAACTTACAGCCGTACCCCTCACGCATCAGTCTGATCTGGGCAATAAGATCGTCTGCCCCTTGATGCTCTTGCAGGAAGAACTGATAGAATGTTCCGCCACCTGCAATCTTAGCAATAGACTTCCTAACCTCGTCAACCTTACCCTTTTCTTCGATAAGGTCTTTGCGTGTCATGTTATCCTTTAAGTCATAGGACACAAGACCTAGGATGGAGCGCAGCTTAGTTTCCTCAAGGTGCCACGTTGCGAAGGGAACACCCCTCTGTAGCATGTTGTGCTCTAGGTAGCGCATCAGTTCCGTCTTACCTATGCCTGTAGGTGCTTTGAGCACAGTGAAGTGACCCTGCATAAGACCCATGATCTTAGCGTCTAAAGCAGCAATCCCAGTAGGCACAAAGGTGTGATCCGGCGTGTGGTCGAACAGTTCAAGGAAGTCGTCTGCACTGTGTAAGATGTTCTCCGGTACATATCGCTGCGCGTTCCACCAAGCATTGGCAAACTCTTGTGCTTTTCCTGCCATAAGAAAGTCATTCGCGTCTTTATACTTCGAATGATCAACGCGGTAGACCTTGCTAGGGAACAGGTTGTTGATCTTAGCTGCGACCTCACCACCTGGACCATCGTTATCAACGGACAGAATGATCTTCTCGAAACCGTCAAGCCACTTCTTCACGTTAGGCCACAGTTTAGCAGACGTAGAGGCGCTAGGAAGCGATACTACAGGGTTCACGAACCGTGGGTTGGTGTTGACCATCTGATAGACGGACATAGCATCTAGTTCACCCTCAGTGATAGTAACAGTCTTGCTAGCCCCCGAGGTGAACAGGTTCATGCCCCACAGTTCGTCAGTCCTGAACCCGTCAGTTGTCTTGAACCCCTTCTTCTCTAGGAACCTAGTCTTCACACCACCGCTAGGGTAAGTGTAAGTCTGGTAAGCTGGCTTGCCGTTCACTGTTTCTGTATGAACACCAAAAACTTCCATAGTCTTTGAGGTGATACCGCGTAGGGGCAGGTAGCTTCTAGTCATAGTAGTCTTAGCACCCTCATTCTGATGGAACACCCCAGACTTGGTGGGGTATTTCTTGATCCACTCTTGTGCGTATTGAACACCTTGTAGCGGATAACCATTACCACAACTAAAACAATTTCCGCCCATCTCCTCGGTGTTGTAACCGAAAGCATCTGAACTTGAACAGTCAGGATGTGGGCAAGGTAGCTTATTCTGCCAAGTCAATTTATCAATCTCCTACATAACTTAAGTAGTCCTCTTTAGTTATTAATAACCATTATGATGATTATAACCTTAAGAGGAAAACTTAAGTAGTTACCTATAGTAATGCACAGAAAGTCCAAAAGTAAACCCCCTTCCCGATAAAAAGTGCGATTTACTGTTCATTTTGTTCTTATAGTTACCGAAAAGCCACAGTTTATGTTGGGTAGACTTAGTTACAGGCGTTAGCACCAAGTGCAATTGCTTGGCTTCCGGTGATAAAGACAGTTCTGGTGGTCTCGGCGTTAGCAACATACCATCCCCGCATTGCTGGTGGCAGGTGGACTATATACGCGTCCCTGAATACCTCCCATAAACCATCTCCCCGGTGAAATCCCAACTTTGATCGTGGGGTCACGCAGACATTAGGCAGGCTGAGAAACATCGCGCATGCTGATGCACAGAATCCATCAATCCGATAAGTCTTGCCGCTGCCCTGCATCCGGGAGCGCTCATTGATGAAATCAATCATGTCGCCGCCCTCGTTGTAGCGGATAACCACCACATCTTGAGCGGGGGCGGCACAGGCTGTTAGGGATAGTGTAGTTGCTAAGATTAGGTATCCCATCACTCGCGTCCTTCCAGTCATTTTACTTGTCATAGTAGTTACCCCCCTTTCCTGCCCTATGAAAAGTGTTGTGTTCAATGGTATCAACGTTGACCACATGCAGCACCAAGTTAGGTAGCAGCCCTAGCATCTGTTCTCGCAATCGTCTCGCTGTTCCTAGGTCCGTCCTAACTCGGAGATCAAGCGGTACCATGAACTCGTCAGCTAATGTGTATTTGTGTTGCATTTTAGTCTCTCCTCATTCAACCAGTGTTAAGATTACAGGCAGCAGCTTGGTCTTACCCTCTACAGAGAACACAATCACTGCGGCATTCTCTATAGCTAGTTCGTGGGCTTCCTCCCAATCCCATGTTTCCCCTACGATGTCACCGTAACCGTCGATCACAACATACTGGGCCAGGTCAAGGCGGGTTGCGGCCACTTTTGCTGCGTCACAGAACTTTGGCGATGATAGTAAGTGTCTCATGTTATAATACCACCAAAGACCCAAGCATCATCATAGACCCAAGCATCATCATAGACCCAAGCATCATCACAGAACCAAGCATCACCATAGACCTTAGCAT